CATTTTCATCACTTTTCAAAACAGAATTGATAATCATGGGGCCGACAGCCAATTTGATATGGCCCAATCCAACCGCCCATTCATCGGCTGTCATTCGTCGGAAAGTCGTAAGAGTTCCGACACCTTGTCGCCAACGCCATCAACTGCCGCGCCGATCCGATCAATCGGACCAACAGTCTCCTCGGCGCCGTCCTGGCTGATGCGGTTGCTGATCACCATCACGAACGGGCCGTACCCGCACCCCTGGCGGATCGTGATCCCGTCGATGCGCGAGCCCGTGTTATTCAGCGGATCTGACATGGCGTTCCAGTTCGACCACACGCGCCGATAAGGCCATAACCAGGTCGGCCAAAGAGGAATCGTGGCCCGAGATAGCCATGGATTTGGTCATCTCTTCGCCTCGATGACCATGGACGTACAGCCGTTTTCCAGACTCGTCTTCCACCAACAGGCCGTCCTCCCCACGGTCCACGACACGGTATCTCTGATCCTTGCGCTTCCTGTGGCCGAGGTAGCGATCCCAGAGCACCCTGTGCTCGCCGCCGCCATCGGCATCAACCAAAAATCCATGCTCACCGATGGCCGCCACCTCTCCGTGATGCGGATCACCTGTTTCCGGGTGGCGGTAGTAGACGCAGTCACCAGTGACCAGGCGTGGCCTGGGCGGCGGATCGGTATTGGCCCTGGATGGCGGCACGTCTTGTCTCATGTCAAGCCCGCCATGTCGCCGCCTGGAAGACGCCTGGTGCCGAAGTCGAGCGGGATTCCTGCCAAAGAGGCAAACATCACACGCTCGCCATGATTCGGATTCGCCTTCCCCATGGGCTCGCCATCTTCGTTCTCGTTCCCCGCCGAGCCATCGCCTTCCTCCTGATCTCCATCCTCTTTCTCGCCGTCATCGGTATCGTCGTAGCCACCAGGCCCAGACTCGCCTCCATGATCCTCCTGCTGCGGACCACGATCCCCGAAACTCGGCTGTTGCGGCGGCTGGGTCTGCTGCTGATAGAGACCGACCAACGAAGGATTGAGCGGCGCGTCGCCCAATGGCCCATCCAGTTTTCCATACCCCTCTTGGGCGCGAACTTCATTGACGGTCAAGACCAGCTTGCGCATCTCGTGGCGCTTTTCCTGGTCCTCCTCATCAAGCCCGGCCCAGCGAAAGCAGTATTTGTCGCTGAAGACCTGGATGATGTAATCGCTGATCAGCGACTCGTAGTAGGCCATCAATGGCCGCAGCCCCTTGTCTTTGCTGTCGGCCAGCTTCTCGGACGTGTCGCTGCCGGAGAGCGAGCTCCGCCCGGCGGAAAACGACTCAAAGTTGATCTCATCTGGAGACATGCCGTAGATGGCGCAGATCAGCGAGGCGAGAAACGTCATCCACTTCGAGAAATACATCTCGTTGAACTCGATCCCGAACCGCTCGAAGCTGGCCTTGGATTCCTGGTCCTTGGATACCAATACCGGCAAGGTCCAGGCATTGGAGATCCCCTTGACCATGGCGTTCCAGTAGCGCCTGAAGGCCGCCAGGTCGTTGTCCGAGTAATCCCCGGAAAGGTGCAATAACCCCCTGGGGATGGCGTTGTCATCGAACCCCTTGGCGTTGTAGGTCATGGCGTTCAGGAACCCGGTCACGCAGCGGATCAACAGCTCGGTCTCGCTCAGGCCATAGCCGGACAGGCGGACATCCGAGCGCGGGTTCCTGACCTCATACACCAGGTCGTCATAGGTGTAGGCCGTGACGATGTTCGAGTTTTGGAGCACCTGCACGGCAAAAATCTCATCGTCGCCGCGATAGCCGTCTTCCGTGCAGAGGCGGATGGTCGCCCCGTCGACGGCATAAAATCCATCCAGGCCAAGCTTTGAATCACGCTTCGTTTCCGTCTCGATCGGCGCCGCATCCAGGGTCAGGCTGTCACGCACCGACTTCGCCATGAACTGAGCGAACGTGTCCCGTCCCATCCGCTTGCGCTTGCGAGGGTCACGCTCCCAGCCACCGTTGCGGATGAACGAGGTCAGCGCCAGGATTGAGGCCGCCTCATCCGTCGATACGGCATGATCCCGTTCGATGTGACGAATCACAAACCCTGGGCCGTCGTCTTCCTGTGGCTGGGTGAACCTGGAGATCTGCCGCAGGCGCGTCAGGACGATGCCGCTCAGGACCGGAGTTTGATCCACCATCGAGCGCAGCAGGTCAAAACTCGCGTTCGCGGGCTTATCCCAAAAATCCGCATAGGCAAAGATCTGCAGGCGGTCGAGGTTGACCGAGCGCAGACCGAGCCGGCCTTGGGCGGACGGTCCACGCCATGGCCCCTGTATCACCTGGGCCGACTTGATCAGTTCGCGCTCTTCGGCGGCGCCCTTGATGGCCTCGATGATCGGCATCAAGGTCTGCGCCGGGATCAGCTCAGAGGCCGTCGGAAGGTAGGTCTGTTGTAGGACGGATTGCGCGTCGAACCGCTCAGGAAGCGGGGCGCGCGGGTCGAAGGCGATGTTTTCTGGGGCGTCCATGCGCTGATTGTCGGTTCACGACAGGACAAGATCAGCCGCCGAGTCAGGTCACCAACATCAGCTTGGGTCTGGACTCCACGGCGAGTTTTGAAATACGGGATTTTCACGTATTTGCGCTCAAGCGCCGCTAATGAAC